GCCGCATGTGCCCGAGGAGCCGCTTCGGCAATCGCACCGCAATCCCTACAAGTTTCAGGGCCGGGAGAGTGTGCCGTTCCAGAGTTTCCAGGTGGAGGTGAAAGACGAGGGGTGGTTTTCGCCGCGGGGCGTGGCGGAATTGCTTGGTCCAGTGGAGCAATACCTGACGAAGTTGTGGAACGAGAAGGCGGACGCGATGACGTTCGCCAATCGGCCGCTGTACACGGGCGAGAAGGAGATCCAGAACCTCGCGAATTACCGGTGGCAGCCTGGCGAGTACATTCCGGGCAACATCCGCGGGGTGCAACAGAGTTCCCCGCCGTTTTCCTTCGATAACGAAATCAACTTCGCGCGGCAAATTGGCGAGCAGCAGAGCCAGAGCCCCGACTTTGGCATTTCCGACCCGGGCAGCGATGGCAACAAGCCGCGCACGGCCACGGAGAACAACCGCATCAGCGCGCTCCAGCAAACGGGCGTGAGCGATGGCGGCAACTTGTTCCGCGAGGACCTGTCGCGGTTGTATCAGCACATCTGGGGGATGATTTGCCAGTATAAGGAGCGGGATTTCGCTTACTACGCGGCGGGTGAGGTGAAGCAATTGCCCAAGCAGGTGGTGCATGACGCTTACTTGATTGCGCCGGATGGCAGTCCGGACGGGTGGAATCGCGTGGCGCGGCTGCAAAAGGCCATCAGCCTGGCGCAGACAACGAATGGTGTGCCGTTTGTGAATCCCGAACCGATTTGGCGCGAAGTGCTGGCGGCCTACGGCGACAACATGGTGCAAAAGGCGTTTGTGCCGTCGAATCAGCGCGGTCTGAGCGAATACGAGGATCAGGCGCAGAAGATCAACAGCCTGCTCGTGCCCGGCAGCGGCAAACCGCCGTTCCCGGTGACGGTGAAGCCGCAGGACGATCATGCGAGCCGGATCAAGGCCAACATTGATTGGCTGCACGCGGCGGGCAAGCTGGGTGTTCCGCTCGATCCCCGCGGCGCGGTGGCCATCCAGCAGAACACGGCGCAGCACATTGCGATGTTGCGGGAGCAAAACCCGGCGGCGGCCAAGGATGTCACTCTGTTGATTCAGCAGATGGAGATGGCGGGCCAGCCGGCCGCGCAACCGCGCATTCCCGGCATGGAGACGGCCCCCAACGGGATGCCGCTGCCCGAGGACCAGGTGGCGTTTGGAAAGTGAGACGATTATGAGCGTGTTCAGAACCAAAATTCCGGTGGATGTGGCGGCAATCATCGCGGCGTTGCCGAAGCGCAGTTTCGTGAAAAGCGCGGCATTGGCGGCGGATCGGAAGTCGGTGGAGATCGAATGGGGTTGCGATGCGCTGCAAACGGGGGTGACGTTCGCCCGCGAGGCGAGCGTGGAATCGCTGCCGGAATTGCGGGAAAAGGTGGCCGCCATCGAGGCAGCCAAAGCCGCTCCAGGAATGCAATCGCCACCGGTTCAACCACAAACTGCGCAAATCGGTAACGTTAACGTTGACAATCGGCGTCGGCGTGGTAGAACGGCGGCAGTGTGAATGCTTTCCTCGACTTCGCGGCATTGGTAGGTATCTGCGCGGCGATGGTTTCGGCCGTTGCCTTCGGCCTAGCGGCTTTCTATCGGTGGATTTATAAGGCCGAACCCGTAGCTCCTCCGGTTCAGTCTGAATTCACATTTCCCGTTCCGTTGCAGTTTGCCGAATGGACGGCGGCGGATGTGGAGATTTGGCGCGCGTTTCTCTCGAATCCGACCGGGGCGAAGCTGGTGGCGATTTGCGGTCAGCACGCGCTGCAACAGGCGATGAAGGAAGCGCAGGGCGATGCCTTGGCGCAGGCGGCGGGCATGGATGCCTTGCTGACGTTTCAGTTCAATCTCGCATCCGACCGGATGCACGCACGACTTTCGGAGGCGGCGGCCGATTCCGCTGCAAACCATGCAACTGCCGGCGAACAGGATGACGCCGCGGCCGTTGAGTCACGATCATTCTAAGATATGCCTCTCGATTTGGAGAACGACACGACGTTTGCGGATGCGCTGGCCAAGCTGGAAGCGGCGGAAGCCGACCAGAGCCAACCGGCGCGTGAGCATTTCGTGCAGGCTGATCCCGATGCCCGCGCCGCGATGGAGGACGGAACACCGTCCCCCGCCGCCGGCGAACAGCCAGGGCAAACTCCGGAAGCGAAGGCGAACCCAGAGCCAGCGAAAGATTTAGAGTCAGACACACGGGCGGGGGCAGAGCAGCCGCCGGCCGGTGATACGCCGGGCGATAAAAAGCCCGAAGCGGGAAGTCAGTTTGCCAAGGATGCCAAGCGCCGCGATGACTCTTGGAAGGCGTTGAACGCCGAAAAGGAGCAATTCAAGGCGGAACGGGACGCATTCGCCCGGGAGCGCGACCGGTTGACCCAGGAACGGGCCCAACTGGAATCGCAACGGGCGAAGTCCGCGAGCAAGTACACCCCGGAACAGTACGAGGAGGCGGCAAAACGGAATGCTGCCGAGGCGGACCAACTGGAGTTGCAGGCGCGCGGGCTCGAAAGTCAGGTGCGGGAGTTCGAGGATGACGGGAAGTACACCGAGGCGGAAAGTGCCAAGGCGCGCGCGAAGGATTTGCGCGAGCGGGCGGCATTCGCCAAGGGGACGGCCCGGCAGTTGAACGAGTTCGCCCAGCAGAAGCGGGCGAATCCCGATCCCACACTGGAGCAGATCAAAGCCAAGTCGGCGGCGGCGATTCGTGATTTCACGATCAAAGCCGCGCAGGAATGGCCGGATTTGCTGAAGGACGGCAGCGAGTTCCAAAAGGCAGTGGCAAAGAACATCCAGGAAGCCCGGGCGGCGGGACTGGATGAAAATGAATTCCCCGTGGTGCGGTATCACGCGGCGCGGATGGCGGCTTTGGCCGCTGCATCCGCTCGTGTGCCTGGTCTCGAAAAGTCGCTGGCGGAAGCAACAGCACGAGTGAAGGAACTCGAAGCGTTGACGACGCCCGGCGGGGGCAAACCCTCCGTCCAGCAACAGCCGGCACGCCGGCCATTGACGGACGAGGAGGAGTTTGAAGCCCTGCGCGCCGAAGCGAACGGACGCTAAGACGACCGCGAAGCTCGTGCGGCTGACGTATGGCCGCGACAATTACCACCATTGCAAACCCGCCGAATGATTTCGCAAATCGGCAGCAGAAACTATTTTCCCGGGAGCTTTTGAAGGCTCTCGTTTTCAACCTGAAGCTGGGCAGTTTCGGGTTGGCCAAGGAACTCCCCGCCAACAGTGCCGCGAGCACGATCCGGTTTTTCCGGCCGCGCCGCGCCAAGAAGGGCACGGCCACGACCGGGCCGCGCGCGCTCAGCACGGGCTCGACCACGACCGGGCTTTACACCACGGACGGCACGACGCTGACGCCACGCACGCCGGGCGCACAGGTCGGGTACGTGGACATCATGCTGCAACAGCGCGGCGATTTGACGGACGTTTCCGACATCGTGCGGGCGATTGACCTGTTCGACACGCTGGCGATCAACAGCAAAACCATGGGCGCTGATGCGGCTTTGGATTTTGACTTTGTTTGTTCGCACGCGATTTGTTCGCAGGCGGGCGTCGCGGACGCGGATGGCACGGCCAATCCGATTCCGACCGGGCAAACCACGCTGTACGGCTCGAACACGACTTTCGAGCGGTTTGCGGGCGTGGTGAACACGGGCGTTTCGGCGACCGATTGGGCGACTTTGGCCAACAACTCCGCCAGCGAAGGCAAAATCACGCGCGCGGCGCATATCGGCATGGTGACACGGTTGCGCGGTGTGGGCGGTGTGCCGGGCGTGCCGATGATCAACGGGCGTTATTACGCTTTCTTCGCGCCGGAAGTCATTTCCGACATGCGCCAGGAATCCACCTGGATTGCGAGCGCGATTTACAACAACAACAAGGCGGCCGGCTCGCTGGATCAGTGGGTCGAGTTCGAGTTGGATGGCGTGAAATTCGTCGAGCATGGTGCGCCGTTCATCGAGGCGACCGTGGGCAACGGCGGTGGCGGGTACGGCTGCTATGGCCCGAGCACGGCCAGTCAGGCGGGCACGAGTGTTGCCGACAACATTTACTCAAACATCTACATCGGAGCGGAGGCCTTCGGTGTGCCGAAGTTGAGTGGAATGCGCGCGGGCAGCGATCCGAAGGCGCCGAGCTTGATCATTCTGGACAAGGCGGACAAAGCCGATCCGTTGAACCAGATTACAACGCTGGGTTGGAAAGCATTCTATCAAGCGGGCTTGCTCTGGACGAATGAAGCCACGGACCTCCCGCACTGCGGCGTCCTGCGTTCGCGCAGCACGTTTGCCTGATTCCCGAACCTCATCAACCACTAAAATACGTTTATGAAATTCGCAAAATCTCCGATTCTCGCGTTGGCGCTTTTGGCGCTGGCGATTCCAGTCATTTCGACGCAGGCGGCCGCGCCCAATCCAGTCAATGGCTGGGCGGTGACGACCACCAACGGCGGAACTACGTTGAGTTATGCCATCGTTTCACCCCGCGGCACGCAGTCCGGCGCGGCGGTGCGCGTGCAATACCTCAACGCCACATCCGACAAATCCACCAGCAAAGTGCAGTTTTACAAGGTGGATGCGCAGTCGGCCATTACCTACACCAATTCCACGACCACGCTGTTTGTGAACACCACGAACAACGGCGTCAATTGGCAGTCGGGCACGGTCATCATCCGGCACAACATTGATGACAGTTACGAGAAGCGCACGCTGGGGGCGAATACCGGCAGCACGAACATCGCCGTAACGGTGGCGCCAATGGGAACCGTGTTGCCGGGTGACATCGTTTATCACGTCACCACCACGGGCGCGGGCTCGATTCCAGTCGGCAGCGCGACGTTGACACTGGGGCCGACCTCGGGCGCCATTTACATCGGGCAAAAGGACAAGCCGCTGTTGCTCGAAATTGACGCCACGACCTCGGGCACGTTGAACGTGGCCAGCGGTGATTACGTGCGGTGATTGGGTTGGTTCACCGGGGCGGCCCGGCTTCGGGCCGCCCCTTCTGCGGTGCGAAAGATTTTTATGAATCCGAATTTTCCCACGGGTGAAACGTTCAGCGAGGGCAGCCCCATGCCGCCCATGCCGGCGCGAACGATGGAGTTGGCCGTGCCGTTGTCGGCACTGGCGCAGCCGGACGATGCCGAGCGGTTGAACACGCCCGCGGCGGGCGACAGCGTAACGCTGACGGTCGAGGCCAAGGTGACGCGCATCGAGGGCGAGCAGGCGTTCATCCAGGCGCAGACGGTGAACGGGCAGGCGCTCGAAACCGAACCGCCGGCCGGCGAACCGGATGGCGATGAGGCGGAGGCAAGTGAACTGCGGGCCATGGCGTTGAACGCATGAAAGGTGGGTTGCGCAGCATTTTGACCAGCGGCAAAGCGCCCGGGGTGGCGGGGCAGGCGCTCGATCCCGGCGGGCCGGATGCGGCCATTCCGCGGGCGTTGAAGCAATTGGAGACGCGGCACAGCGCGCGGGAGATTGCGCGGCAAGCGGGGTGGAGTGTGAACACGTTGAAACGGGTTTGGAAAGTGTGAGGTGATTATGAAGCTGAAGCGAACAGGTTTGATCATGGTGCTGGCGCTCGTGGCGCTGGTGGCGGTGGCGGAGGTGGCGACGCGGGTGATCGGCAACTCGGCGCTGACCAACAAGCGGCTGGTGAGTGCCAAGGCGGCGAAACTTTACACGGTGATGGGGCAGAACACCGGGCCCGCGCAATTCGTGCAGGTGTTTGCCACCAACGCGCTGCCCCCCAATGACGCCGTGCCGGTGTTTTCCTTCGCCATCGGGGCAGGGCAATATTTCAGCATGGATTTTGGCCAGTACGGCGCTGACCTCGACGCCGTTTACGTGGTGAACAGTACGACAACCAACACGCTGACGCTGGGCAGTAGCAACGTCAGTGTGCAAGCCATTCTCGGACGATGAAACGCATACTTTTCCTGCTGGCGCTGCTGGCGTGTGGGCCGGTGCGCGCGGCGATTACCACCGGGCCATCGGTGGCCGATGCCGGCGGGCCAACGAATGGAATTACGGCCAGCACAGCAACAAATATCGCGGCCTACCAGGCGTTCATAGCAACGAATACCTTGGTCGTGTCTGGCGGCGGTTCGTGGACCAATGTCACCACGATTCAAACGAACGCGACCACGGCACAAATTCAAGCGGCGTTTGATGCCGGCGGGACGCTGTGGTTCACGCCTTCGCTGTATCCCTACGTGATGAGCACGAACGTGTACCTCACCAACGCGGTGCATGTGCTGGGGAACGGCGCGCTGATTCAAGCGGCGGCGGGCGTGACGAATTTCGTGTGGGACACGCGCACGAATACGCCGAATGGCCGGATCATCATCGAGGACCTGCTGTTTGATGGCCGCATTCGCAGCAACTTCGGCGACAACGCGAATTACTTCCGGTTGGTGAATGGAACACCCACTTTGTTTTACAACCCCTACTGGTCAAACCTCTCGGCGTTGCGCATTGCCAGTTCGGCGGGCGGGGCGGTGAAGAATTGCCAGTTCTTCGGCTGGCCGGGTAACGGCGTGATGATCGTCAATCCGAACGTGGGCCAGGCGCACGCGGGCAAGCGGGTGGAATTCGTCAACAACCTGGTTTATTCCAATTTCTGCGGCGCGTTTCTCGCGGGTGAAGCTTACGAAACGGCGGGTTACTACAACAACGCGGCGCCGTGGCAACTGGTTAACGCCGAGTATCAACCGGTACGCGGAAATCAGTTCTTCCGCAACTACGTCGGCCTTGGCGGCGGCGCGGCCAATGCCCACGTCCAAAACAATTTTTTCGATGACAACCAGATTGGTTTTCATCAAGGCGCGGCGCCGACCTCGGGCGGGCATGGGCTCGTGGAGGCGAATACGTTCAACCATAACATTTACGGCGGCTGGGCGGAGAGTTGCCAGTTGGGCCAGTGGAAGCTCAACAACTTCCTCGGCAACACCGCTGCGGGCTTCATCGGCAGCAGCATCACGGAACTCCAATTCGAGGGGAACTATCTCGGCGCGGCGACGGACAAGGTAATCATCACCAACGTCTCGACGGGCACGGTGCGGAACAATCGCTACCAAGGCACTTGGGCTGGCAACGGCTGGGTGATTACCACCACCGTGGACTATTGCGGAAACATCAACGTGACCAACGCTGCCAACAACGATGGCGTGTCCTGCGTGAACAGCAATGCGACTTTCAGGGGCACAGTCTCCGTCAGCGGCTCGGCCAACGGCGCTCTCTCCATTTACGAATCCACCGGCGCCGATCTCCGCGCAAAGATTGATGGTGACTCGCTAAAACTCACCAATGGCAGCACGGCATGGACGGTGACGTTGACTAATGGTGGCGCGACATTCTCTAGCAACGTGGTTGCCGCGAAATTTTACGGCGATGGCAGCGCGCTCACGGGAATTTCCGGCGGCAGCGGACAAACTCTCTACGGCTCGTCCCCGACGACCTTTACCGTCGGCACGAAACGCTTCATTGCATTGAACGGGGTGCTCGGTGCGGCAGCGGACAACTCTAGCGCAGCCTATGCTTGCGCGTTCACAACGACCGTGACGCTGACAAATTTCGTGGTGAATTATTCCTCCGGCAACTCGACATTGCCGGCCACAACTAATGTCATCTTCCGCATTCAGACAAACGCAGTTGGAGCAACACCAACTGATTCCAATATGGAAGTGACGCTCCTGCCGGGTGACACAAAAACCAATTCGGGCACAAAGTCTCTGACGCTTTACGGGACTGTGGACGCCCCCATTGAAGCGTATCTATACGCGACAAACGACCAAAATCAGGTGTTCACAAAGCGATTCAACAATTCGATTCAGGTGCGATGAAGTTACTCGTGTTAATCCTCGCCAGCACGCTCTCCGCACAAGCGGCGTGCAATCGCTGGTTTATTGACTTCGAGAGCGGCAGCGCGAACGGGACAACGGTAACAGCGGCCCTGTTGACAAACTCCACTCGCGGCGATGGACTCAGTTGGACGGCGGTGAACTCTCCCGCTGGCGGTGTCACCTTTGCGACCGCAGGACAGCACAATATCACCGGGAACGTCGTTGACTTGTGCGGCGACGAAAATCTGACGACCGCCGGCGCGCTGGGCCTCAGTGCGTCCGCTGACTCAGGCACGGCGCGCTACTGGCGCGCGGGCTACCCGACGCCGGCAAAATCTGCATCGCTCGGCTTCTGGTTTTACACCGACCTCGACCCGAACGCGAACGTCAACATAGACATCATGGACTTTTTCTGTGTGTCGAACGCGAGCTTTATGAACTTCGATCTCATCAGCCAGCCGAGCCGCGACGACTTCCGGTTGGCGATGGAAAATTTCGGCGACCAAACCCCCTCAATTTCGGGCGTGACTAATGGGTTCTGGTGGTGGATTTCCGGGATAGTCGAGCACAGTTCCGGGTCGAACGTCATTCAGATTTACAACGCCTCCAGCAACATCATCGGCACAATCTACTCTAAATACACGTCCGCGATTTACTACGATGCGAGCAAGGTCGGCGTCCATTCCATCGCGGCCATGACGGATTCCGGGAAGTTCTGCTACTACGACGGATTGATAATTGACGCCACGGCATCGCCGCAGTGGCCATTGCCGCCGGGCAGCGGTCCACCGCCCGCGCCAGCCATCACGCGCAGCTTCGGCGGACAACTGCAAATAGCCGGGAGGGTTCAGTTTTGAAACTCGCAGCTTTACTTTTGCTGGCAATAGCCGCTGTAGCCCAGGCTGGCACGGTGCGGCTGGCGTGGGACGCATCGCCCGACGCGAGTGTGCTTGGCTACCGCATCTACGCCGGGACAAACTCGCCACTCTCCACGACCAACGCGCTCGGGCGGATGGACACTGGAACCAATCTCACCGCGACCGTGACGGCCACCACCGCCGGTCGGTGGTACTTCATCGCCACCGCTTACAATCGTGACGCAGAGAGCGATCCCACGCCGGAAAGTGCCGTTGTCTTTCCCGAAGCGCCCCGAACGCTGGGCACGCTCGCCATCGAGGCTAGTATCGCGGCCACGAACTGGATGCAGGTTTACCGACTGAAAATCACCACCCCATGAATGAAGTGAAGGGACATTTCGCGACCGGCTTTGCGGCTGGGGCAACCGTAGTCAGTTGGCTGCCCGCCATCGAGACGATGTTGCGGATCGGCGTGAGTGTGGCCGGAATTGCCGCCGGCATTTACGCGACGCTGTACTGGCGCGCGAAGCGGCAACGGTTGGAGCGCAAAGCCCAAGACGAGGAGACGACGCTGTGAACTGGAAGAGATGGAAAATCGGCTTTTGGATTGCCACCGGCTGCGGCCTGCTCAGCGCCGGTGCGTCGCTGGTGGACGGTATGCACTGGAAGGCGTTTGTCGCCGTCCTCTGCACCTCACTGCTAACGCACTGGCTGACGTATCTGAAGGACCACCCCGTGGACAAAGTGCAGGATGAACCCAGTGAAAACGACAAACCATGAAACTTTTTCTCACCCTCGCCATCGCCGCGCTGTTGTGCGGGTGCAATACGCCGTTGCTGACGACGGTTTATCGCACGAGTGCCACCACGCATGTCAGCGCGCGAACCGCGTTAACCGCGTGGAACGATTACCTCGGGACGCATCGCGTGAGTGCCGCGCAGGAGCGCGAGGTGAAAGGCGCTTGGGAGAAGTATCAGGCGGCGCAAATCGCGCTGCTGGATGTGACGGCGGTTTATGCCGCGGCCACCAATCCCTCGGCGACCGACCAGGAAACACTGGAACTGGCCACGGCGGAAGCCAGCCGTTCGCTGGCGGACCTGGTGGCGCTGATTAGAAAGTTTGGGGTGAAAGTATGAATGGAGTTGCCACGCTGGTTTTAACCGGGCTTGAAATGTTGTTGCGCTACGCGCCGGGCGCGTTTGTGCAAATCAAACAGGTGTTGGCCAAGGAAAATGTGTCGGCGGAGGACATCCGGCATTTGCGGGATCAGGTGTTGACCGACACATACGAAAACATAGTGACGAACTCGCAATTGCCCAAGCCATGAAACTTTTGCGCTTCATTGCGGTGCTGCTGCTGCTGGCTGGGCCGGCGTGGGCCGGCGATTTGCAGCGCACCACGACGTTTACGGATGGCCAGCGGATTTACGCGAGCCAGTTGCACGGACTCATTGATAACACGAGCATCAACACGACGTTTATCACCGGGCAGTCGAGTGTGGGAACGCTGGCATCCGGCGATTATTTCCTGGTGTGGAGCGCGGCGGCTTCGGGCTTTCGCAAGATCAGCGGCTCGGGCTTGGTGTATGGCAACACGGCGTTAATTACGAGCCAGACGGAGGAAACTGCCCCGGCGACGAATGACATGGTTTTGCTCTATGACACCAGTGCGCTGGGTTTCAAAAAGGCGAGTGTCGCGAACCTCTCGTTGTTCAACACCAACTTGATTGCCGTGCAGCCGGAAATCACGAATCTGCTTTCCAGTGCGTACCTGCTGGCGTTGAACGATGGCACGAACAACAAGGTCACGGCGAGCAACCTCTTCTGGAGTTTGCAGACGTATAACAAGCCGTTCACGAATCTGGCGGCGGCCACGACGTTGACGAATGCGGACGCGCTGATGGTGTTCAACAGTGCGGCGGGGACGAACCGGCAGTTGACGATTGCGGGGTTGATTACGAACGCGCCGGCATCGAGCCAGGCGACCAATACGGACACGTTTCTGGTGGTAAGCAATGGCGTGGGCATCGTGGCCAAGGTGACGCTGGGGAAAATGTCCGACGTTATCAGCAACAACATTTTGCCCGGTCTGACGACCAACTTCACGAGTTACAGCTATCAGTTGCCGGATGGCGGATCGGTGGTGAGCACGAATCACGGTTTGGGCGCCGTGCCGAAGAAGTTGCGCGTGGTCATGGTGTGCCAGAGCACGGACGGCGGTTACGCGGCGGCGGACGAGGTGGATGCGGATGGTTTTTACGATGATAACAACGAGCCGGCTTTCGTTTACGGGGCCAATGCCACGACGGTTTTTGTGGTGTTGAGTTCCCGCGGCACGAATCTGATCGGCTCGCGGTTGGAGACCAAACACAAAACGACGGGCAGCGGCGCTCCTTGTAACGGTTACGCATGGCGCGCGAAAGTTTACGCATCCCCATGAATCTCGCGGACATGGCGGCGCAGGTGTGTGCGGATACCGGGTATCTGGACACGGATGATTTGACGTTCGCCAAGCAGGCGTTGCGGATGCGCGATGATTTGCTGTGGCGCGTGGGGTTGTGGAAAGACTCCTTGGTGCAGGTGAATCTGACGGTGGACCCGGAAACAAACGAGGATCATGCCGAGGGGGTGGTTTATCTGCCGGAGGTGGTGGAGCGGGTGGTGGCGGTGCGGACGGCGGACCATGCGCTGGCGGTGAGCGGGCTGGAAACGTTTTATCGGGCGGCGTTCGATACGTTCGCCACCACGGGCGATCCGTGGGAATTTGCGAAACTGGCGCCGGGGTGGTTCACGTTCCGCGGGTACAGCGGAATTGTCATCGGAAACGCGGGCGTGGATGACGGGCAATCGTTTCGCGCCGTGTGGCGGGATACGGCGGGCGTCCAATATAGCGGCAACCTGACGCTGAACAATAACGAGGTGTTTCTGGTGGACACGCCGCTTATTGGAACGCTGATCATCAGCGGAGCTGGCACGGATGACGCCAACGGCACTTACACTTACACCCAGGAGGGTGGCGGTGTTTACTTTCGCAAGGATGAAAATTGGTATCTGGAATACACGCAGGACTCGGCGAGTGCGGGGCATTGGAGTCTGGTGGATGATTCCGGACACCCGCCGCGCAACCGCTACCGGCTGGACGTGACGACGACGGACGCCGTGGGCAGTCCAATCGGAACGTGGACGGTGGATTATGGTGTTACGCCCGCCCCATCCGTGGAAGCTGGCGAACAGGCCAAGATCGAGGTGGAAGCGGTGTTCAAGGGTGAGACGACGGCGGCGGTGACGTTCGCGCCCTTGATGGCTTTCGAGGCGGATACGCGCACGATGGCGTTGGCCACGACGGTTTCACCGCGTTACCAACGCATTCGCCTGTTGCCGATTCCGGTGGCGGAAACAACGCTGAAGATTCTGGCCAAGGCGCAATATGTGCCGCTGGACTTCGATTATGCCGAGCCAAAAATCACGGGCAGCCATTTGTGCCTGATGGCGTTTGCCAAGCACGCGCTGCGCAAGCGAGCGGGCGAGCATGGCGCGGCGGAGATGGATTTGCAGGAGGCCACCGGGCTTTTGGAAACGCTGAAGCGCGAGGAGTTGCAGCAGGAGGCCAATAATCAACGCATCATTCCCAGCTATGGTTACGGGGACCAATGGTTTGGCCCGGGCCGGGATGGTTTCTTTGTGGGATGACATGCCAGGCATAGGCACAACGGCCGTTGAGATTCCGCTGGTGTTCGAGACCATGCGGAACTGTTCTGGCGGGCATGACTCGTTTCGCGATCCGATTGAACTCGGGCCCGAGCAAAGCCAGAGCATGATCAACGTTTTCGTGCGCGATTTGCTGAAAGCGCGGACGCGACCGGGCGCGGATGGCTTGGGCGCAGGCGCGCCGGGCGGAACAAATCCGATTCAGGGGTTGCTCTACTTCGACACGCCATCGCTCGAATACCTGGTGGCGGCGAGCAACGGCAATCTTTACACATGGAACAACACGACCTGGAGCGCGGCGTTGAGTTGGACGATGGCCACGACCACGGGACGGCTGGCGGCGGCGCAAGGCGTGGACAAAGCGCTGTTCTCCGATGGCGTGGGCAATTTGCAATCGTGGGATGGAACGACGTTCACGGATTTGGGCAGCAGCCCGGGCAGTCCGCCGGTGGGGGCGACGATCCTGCTTTGGCACGCAGGCCGGATGTGGGCCAGCGGCGTGGCGAGTGCGCCCGACACGATTTGGCCGAGTGCGCTGTTGGACTTTGGCGTGGGCGCGTGGGACAACAACCGGAGTTTTCGCGTGGGCGGCGGCGAAGGCGATCCGATTCGCGCGCTGGCGTCCATGCAGGCCAACGTGATGGTGGTCGGCAAGGAGTTTTCCGTGTGGCTGGTGGAAACGGACCCGCAAAAAGTGCCGAGCAGTTACGCGGCGGATCAACCGACCGAGGCGCTGAGTTACGGCATCGGGATTTGTGGGCCGCAAGCGTGGTGTGTTTACGGGAATGATTTGCTGTTTGTGTCGCCGGACCTCCAGATTCGCACGGTCAAGCGCATGGCGGCGGCGGCGAGGCAGTTTGAACTGAGTTCGCCGTTGAGTGTGCCGGTGCAGACGTACATTGACCGGATCAATCCCAATTACACGCACTTGATTGCGGCCACCAAGTATCAGGAATTTGCGCTGTTCGCCGTGCCGCTGGATACCAGCACGTACAACAATGCCGTGCTCGTGTGGAATGGCCGGCTCGGGCAATGGCTGGGGTGTTGGGAGGGTTGGACGCCGACGTGCTGGACGTTGACGCGCTTTAGCTCGGGCAGCGGGAAAACGGGCGTGGCGCGGCTGGTGTTCGGCGATCAGGCGGGTTACGTGAACCAGTGGAAAGACCGCGACGCCAGCGACGACGACGACACTTACACCGACAACGGGGTGGGGTACGCGAGCAAGTTGTGGACTCGGAGCATGGTGTTCGGCGACTTGGAAGCTCCGAAGCAGGGTTTCAACGGCATTGTGCGTTTTAACCAGGGCAACGCGCGCGTGCAATTCGTGGCGTGCGGCTCGGATGCCGATTTGCGCACGGCGGAGTCCGTGATCGAGCCGACCGGGGACACATTGGGCACGGATGATTTGCCGTTTTTGCTGGCGAGTGCGCAGCCCACGGTGGCGCGGTTCAGTCTGCGCGGGTTGCCATCGTTCAACGAATTGTTTTTGAAGATCGAAAGCACTTCCGGCTGGTGGGAGTTGCGGAATTTGACGTTGAGCGCGCGGGTGCGTCCGCTCAAACAGAAATGATGAACTCGCGAATTCCAACCTTGAATTCGCCGATGTACGATCGGCGGCCGGAAATGCTCCCGCCCACGGGCAGCATCGAGGCGCATGTGATGGCCAACCTCGCGGCGCGGGTGCGCGAGATTGCGGTGTTTATCATCCGGCACAAGGGCACATCGCCGTTTGTGGACCGCGTGATCGAGGATGGCCGGGTGTATTTCCGTTACCTCGCTTTCCATTACCTGGCGGGCAACATCTTTGTGGTGCGGAACGGCGCGAAGCTGGCGGGTGTGTGCATTGCGTGGCCGGATCGGTCGCAGGACATCGAGGCGCGGGCGGCCAAAGGCGAACCGCAATTCGCGTGGCGTCCGGCGGTGATTCCCGGGGATGCCATCATGCTCGGCGAGGTGGTAGGCCGGCGGGTGCATGGCTACGGCTGGCGCAAACTGGCGTTGGAACGCTGGCCGGATTTGCCGTTGCGCCGGATTTTCACGCATCGGCGCGGCGAACTGGTGGAACTGAATTATGCGGCGGTGAAACGCTTTTGCCGCAGGCGAATGTTGCCGGTGCAATTTCTGACGCAAGGAGGACCGGACTAATGAGCAGCCCCGACATTCCCGATCCGAACGATGCCGCAACAGCAGGCATTCTGGCCGACGTCGAAAACTTTCCGTTCCAATACGCCATTGATGCCGCCGCGAAAATGGGCGGCAAATACACGGACCCAATCACGGGCAAGGTGTATGACTTCAGCGGCATGGGCGACGCGGACAATGCCGCCGTGGTCAGCGATCAGATGGCGCAGGCGTTGCTGGACATCCAGAAGAATTACGGCGCGGATTATGTGAAGCAACGGCTCGCGGACCTTCAGCAGTCCGATCCGATTGGATACAAGGCGCGAAAACAACTGTTCGACCGGATCATGGCCGACGCGGAGAAATCCGAGGGGCGGCCGATGAACACGCAGTTGCAGGCGGCGATCAATTCCGAACTGGCCAAGGGCGGACAGATGGACGCCAAGATGCAGCAGGAGGTGCGCGAGCAGGTGCGCGGGAAACAGGTGGCGGGCGGCATTACGCTGGGCAATGCGCCGGCATTGGAGGAAGCCAGTGCCATGGTTACGGCCAGCGAGAACTTGCGCAATGCGCGGCAGCAGCAGGCGGGCAATTACCTCACGAGCGGCGTGAGTCCCGAGGATGTGGCTTACCGGCAGGTGCAGCAAAGCCTGTCGAACCTGGGCGCTTTCGTGAACAACCAGACGCCCACGGCGCAGTTTTCGCAATTGAGCGGCGCGCAACAGGGCGCGGCGCCATTCACCAGCACGGGCACGCCCAACGCGCAACTCAACAACAATGCCGGCGCGCAAGGCATCAGCAACGCTTTCAGTCTGTGGAACACGCAACAGCAAAATGCCAATCCGTGGCTCGCGGCGGCGTCAACTGCCACGAATGCGCTCGGAACGGCGGTCAATCTCGGATGGAAAATCTGATTCCAACTTTGCGCGACATCGAGGACGTGGCGGTGGAGTTATTGGCCGCGCCGCAGGTGGACATGCCGGTGACGAATCTGTTCGCGCCGGGCATTTACTGGCGGCAATTCCGCGTGCCGGCGGGGACGTTTGTGATCGGGCATGTGCATCGGCACGAGCATTTGAATGTGCTGCTGGCGGGCAGCATGACGGTGCTGTGCGATGGCAAGCCCATGGTGCTGCGCGCGCCGATGGTTTTCCCGAGTGCGGCGGGCGTGGCCAAGGTGGCAGTGGTGCATGAGGACATGGTGTTTGCCACGGTGCATCCGACCGCCGGGCTGGAGCATTGCGGGCGCGACGCGGACAAGTTGGAGGCGGAATTGACGATCAAAAGCGAGCGGTGGCTGGCGGCGGAAGCGCAGCAGAAAGCGAGGTTGACGGTATGAGTTTCGCAGCCGTGGGTGTTACCATCGGCGCCACGTTGGCCACGGGCGCGCTGAGTTACGGGCTATCAGCCGCCACGCAGCCGAATCAGCCGGACCTTGCCAGTTCGAGCAAGGAGCTTAGTGACACCGAGGCGGCCATGCTGCCGGTGAAACGCCAACTCGAAGCCCTCGCGCAACAGGGGCGCAAGGGCACGATCACCATTCCCGCCGCGGGCAAGAATCCGGCGCGGAGCATCACGGTTGATTTTACCGGCATCGGCAGCGCGGACGTGCAAAGCGCGGTGGCGCAGAAGATGGCCAAGCTGGGGCTCGACCAGGCGCAGAAATACGATTCGCAATTTATCGAGCAATCGCTGGCGCAACAGAAGTTGGCCGACCCGGAGAGTTTCGCGGCGCGGGACAAAATGGATGCGTTGATTCAAAGCCAGATCAATCGCCCCATGGACCAACCGGTGGCGGAATTGCTCCAGAAGCAAGTCGGCGATGAGTTGACGGCGGCGCAAGCGGGCCGGCTCGACCCGGAAATGCAGGCGATGCTGGATCAGGCCACGGAAGCGGCATTGTCGCAACGCGGCGGGGACAGTGGCGTGGCGGGTGACTTTGCGGGCGCTTTGACCACCGGATCATCCGGGGAAGCGCGGCGGGCGGCGGCGTTGCAGAAGGCGCAAGGCTGGCTTGCGAGTGGCGCCACGCCCGAGGATACGGCTTATCGGCGCGAACAGCAGAACATCGGCAATTTGAGCGCGGAAGTGACCGGGCAGACTCCGACCAGCCAGTTCGGCGCGATGAGCGGGGCGCAGCAGGGTCCAACGCCGAACAATTTCGGCGCGGCGCTGTCGCAGATGCCCACGAACACCACGCAAACGGGCGCGAATGCCGCGATTGCCCAGGCCAATGCGCAGGCGTCGCAGGCGAATCCGTGGCTGGCGGGCATGAGCGCGTTGCTGAATGTGGGCAGTGCCGCCGGCAAAGCTGGCTGGAAACCGTTTGGCTGATTTATGGCAAACCGAGCAGACTGGCAGATGTTGAACGAGGCCATTGGCAACGTGGGCAATGCGTTTCTGAACAATCGCCGCATGGCGCAGGACGAGCGCGAGCGCGAGATGGACCGCGAGATGCGCGAGCGGATGTTGCAGGAGCAAATGACCAGCCGGCGCGAGACCCTGGCCGAGCAGACGGCCAGCCGGAAAGATGCCGCAGCGGCGCGGAATCAGCCGTCTTTCACCTGGACGAGTGGCGGCGTGAAGATGAACGCCAGCAGCATGGAGGATTTCAGCCGCTTGGTGCAGGCACACCCGGCAGACGATGGCGAGGACGGCAGCACCATTGATTTGACTGGCGCCAACGAGCATGGCGTGCAGGTGCATCAGAAGCTCAAGATCCCGAAGAACCTGCCCAAAACGCCCGAGACGCAGCAGAGCGTGGCGGCGGCGATCAAGAGTTTCGCCGAAATGACCGGGGCGCAGGCCAAGCCCAAGCAGCCATTCCAGACCGCGCCGATTGCCAACGCGGCCAAGTTGGGCGAGTTGCAGGACGCACTGGCGGAAGCCAAGCAATCGGGCGATGCCACGGCGTTGGCCCGGGCGCAGCGCGCGCTGGACAACTTCCAGAAAATGGTGGACCGCCCCGAGCCAGAGTTTGATAGCGTGACGGAAACGCATGAAGCGGTGGCCGCCAAGCCCGCCGTGGAAGCCAAGCCGGGCAAATCCCACTGGTTTCTCCCTGACGAGCCCGCTGAGCCAGGCAAGCCCGCCGAACCGGCACGGCCGGCTTTCAGCGTCACGCGCAAAGTGCCGCGGGGAACGCCGGCGGACGCGGTGTTTGATGCGACCGCCAAAGCTCCGCCACCGGATGAACTGGTGACGGTGATCAATCCGCAGGGCAAAACCGTGCGCATCCGGAAAACTCAGCTTCAGGATGCCATTGCCCAAGGTTACAAAGCCCAAGCTCAATGACCCGGCATGGCCACCATCCAAGAATTTCCCGTCTCGGCCGCGTCCGCGGCAATTGAGGAGCTTCCGACAATTGAGGAATTTCCCGTTGCCGG